CGGGCCACCAGCAGGGATGTCCTCTGGCTCCTCTAAAGGAGCGAAGACCGCCCTCCGATTATATATAACCGGAAGATCCGATTAACGGACCCTGTCCTGAACACAACCTAAAAAGGAGGTGCCCACCTCGGCTTGATGTCGACGGCACGAGGACGTCCGGAACGTACCAAGTGCTCCCTGTCGACGGATGGCTGTCCGCCGCGCTTAAGGAAGAACTTGAGCAAGGCACCATCATCCCCTAAAGAATTTTTGGGAATGATAGTTCTAACTACATAGCCCTTAACCAAAGGACGATGTAGAAAGGAGCATTCTCTCTCGGACTTATAGCCCAAGAAAGAATGCCGGCCAAGCACAGGGCTGGACTCCTCGACTACCGGAAAGTATTTAAACACTTTCCGGATCTTGGAATCCATGTACTTCACGGTCTGCCAGTTACCAGATTTGTAAAACTGGTTCCTAGTTTCGACCATAGAAATACATCCCTGTCCGTCCGACAGTGATGCAGGGAATACCCGACGGACCTTGACGATACTAACGTCATGTCCAGCGTAGTACTCCTTACCGCAAGACTCTCTGAATCTTCCGATCCAGAAAGACTTCGACGGACCTACACGAGCACCAAAATGCTCGAGGGCCTGTATCACTGATTCCACTGTGTCTATAGGGATAATTAAGTCATCCCCATAGACGCGCACCCGTCCCGTGAATCTGAGAAAATCAGATGCACGGGTAAAGCGCGTGTTGAGCTCCTTCTCAATCCCAAGGAAGATGATGGTAAGAAATACCATCGCCTCCACAGGAAAGCAAAGAGCTGAACCCATAGACGCGAACTTGGCTAAGCGTATAACGCCATGGCCAGGTACGTCAGCTTTTCGGGATCTAGTAGCTTCCACTCCTTTAAGCAATGAGGGGTGGTCGCCAAATAGACACCTAACGAGCTGATTAGAGACCCGATCAGAAGCCTCGCTCAAGTCGAGCGTTGCCGTCTGACCATCTTCTGAACCTTCTTTCGCCATGGTCTGGTTAGGACCCTGGTCCGAGAAGTCCAGAAATCGACGCAGCAACCAATGCTGTTCGATTAGATCGTACATTGGCTCTCGAATCGCCTGCTGTGCGTACTGCACATAAGACGGCTCGATTGCTATAATACGGGGACTCTTCATCGTCTTAGGAACGGATATAACCCTAACGGGTTGCTCCGCACCGGGTTCTAGGTAGGTGAACCGGTCCTCATGCGCATAACGCGCATTTGGAATCAGGAAGTTCTCCGAAGAGAACACTTCCTGAAGCCGGTCGGTCCAGGTTTGATTGCCGAACTTCTGGTTTCCCAGGAGTTTCTCGGCCGTCGCGCCTGGTCCGTGTCGCGGAACAACCTCTTCGTCATGGATCTGACGATCCAGAGAGGAAAAGGTGTCTGCGAACAGGAGACGAGACATTCTACGGAATTCTGAAAAATCAGAATCTCGTAAGAGCGCATCGTTCTCTTTCACCTCCCTATCACAATTGACATATTCCGACATGGCATCCTCAACCCGAGCATTGCTGCACGGGAGGAGGATCTTGGAATATAGCAACGTAAGTTGCCGTATTGCCAAGATTGCTTCCACGTCGGGGTTATCAACCAACACGCCACTACCGCGATCAAACACATGATCGAGGAAACCCCCGAGAAATCGAGGGAGACCTGCCTGCCAAGAAAAACCTTGGAACAGGTTGCGATCAACAATCCCTTGGTCAAGACTTTTTTGGAAGTCTTTTCCAAAGGACGGTAGGGTTATCGTAAGAAACGATAACCCCTCGTGTTTGGTACGACCCTGGACAGTTTTAATGTCCAAGGTGGCGCTAGTGCAACATCTACTGGCGAATTCTTCCGCCAGTGTATTCCAGAGCACAATCAGGCTTTTCAAAAGCCCTCCTTAAATAGAGGTGTCTTTTCCTTAGCCAGATGGCTCTCCACATCCCATAGTGCATTCTACATGAACGCAGTTAGGAACATGATCAAAGCCCCTAAGCCCATAACTCCCGTGATACCAAGTAACACGGCGAGAACGAGCAAAAGGGTCATAAAGTTATAGTCATGTTTTGACATAACTTTGAGTGATCTCCTTTCAACCCCTGGTCAGCAGATGAAGAACTACTGCCCAGACGAAAAAGTTAACTGAGAAGGCCGTAGCAAGCATTGCTACGCGAATCTTGTCCATATGGACTAAGACTCACTTCCCAGCAGCTTTTCCGTGGCGGAATAAGTAGAAGCCGAGAGAAAGCCAACAAGGCCTTCAACCAGTTTCTTCAATTCCACGTTGGTGTACCCTGAAAGGGGTCTATCAACGACCAGATACGCAGAAGTAGAAACTTCTTCGTTCTGGGACGGGTTGATCGTACTAGCGATCACCTTTGACAGATCTATCCTCGCTACGTGTCGCTTACGACGTCCGTTCGACGTCGAAAGTTTCAACGCAATGAGGCCGTCAGAGCTTAGGTACTCCGAGGAAAAACTCCCCACATCAACACGTGGGAGGCTAACTTCGGTAGAACCGTCAACTTTGACTTTTTGTGGATCTGAGAATGCCATCTTGGCGTGCTCCTATTCTGCCGTACACGGTGGTACGACTTTGATGGTTGCAATGAACTTGCTACCGCAAACGAGTAATACCCAATGCGGCAGTTATGGCGAGCTGGGTAGGGGACAAACCCTCCCATTTCACGCCAAACCCGAAGGGGTTCGCCGGTCTCCTTCTCTTGACCGTGTAATTAACGGTGAGAGGAGGCGGCGGCCCGGATACGGTTTTTATTCCCGTAGCGGGCATGGAGTACGTGTTAGTCACGGAGGTTTCCTCCATGATGTATCCGTACTTCATAACCAGGCCGGCTAGTCCAAACGAAGTAGCGTTAGAAATAACGTTACCCGCGTTTGAGAACCAGTCGATGGCCCAGCTCCAGGGCGTTAACTCCCAGACAATGTCTGGCGTCAAAGAGAGACCGAAAAGCTTATCGATCTCCGATTCAACACCCAGGCACCTACCAACCGAAGAGGCTTGGTGGGCAGCATAGGTGAAGGATCCCGAAAACCACCTACGAACGGTGGTATCGGTTTTGCGTGTTAACGGCGCTGGCGTACCGTTGAATTCAGGGATATTCGTCAACGTGCTATAAAAACAGCGCGTCGCCGGATTAATCACTTCCTCAACGGACGATACAATGTCATCAAACGCGAACTCACGGTGGACCAAGGTCCCTGAGGCAGCCTGATAGTTTTCAATTATCTGGTTACCATCACGGATTGACTGGGCAGTATTCTTCATATCACTGACCAGAGGAAGCCAACCGAACTCAGCGGATAAATACTCCTCCGCTGCGGCTCGGGCGACTTCCGTCCTCCGTCTCCAAAGGGATATCCCCGGCAAACTGATACGTTTGTCGTGAACTATCTCTCCGAGAGCAACGCCCGTTTGTGCGTTGGGGTTCGTGGGGTCGACGATGGATATAGCTTCGGCTCCGTATTTGTCCAGGTATGAATCATCCTGGGCGGGAGCCGAAAATCCAACGCCGCTGGGAATTGGAGGAAGCATGCAAATTGGACCGGAGTACTTACGCCGGTTACCAAATTTGTCAAGCAAATCCAATTTTACGTTCCGAGTTTTAATATTCGGTTCGATACGGTACGTGAAAAACGGACCGCCAGAATCGTAAACACCTTTACGGTTCTTACGATGCCCCTCAGAGACAGTATACTGTCTGCCCTTAAACGTGGTTGAGGAAGCGGGATTCACCGTGACTTCGCCTTTCGATGAAATAGTTTCAATCGGAGGGAAGTCAACACGGTGAGATAAGTCCCGCTCCTTAACCTTGCTGTCAGGGCACATTGTATAGCTCCTTCTTGTGGACACACTATGTTTCCATAGTGGGTGGAGTCAAGTTGCACTGCGTGGGGAACCTCACGATTGGTACATAGACTCAATCTAGTTGAGCGTGTCCGATCGGTGGAGATCGGAAGAGCACA